GAGCGCATGACTGTTAATCATGATGTCACTGGTTCGAGCCCAGTTGGGGGAGCCAAAGTAAAAGTCAGTAAATAAGCTAAAAACGGCTTGTTTACTGACTTTTTTCTGCGTTTAAATATTTTTGTTTTAAAGAGAATATTCATCTCTTTTTATGCTTTTTAATCTCTTATACTACAGATAAACTACAGATTTTCTACAACAAAAGCCGCCCGAAATGTAATCGGACGGCTTATTTAAATTTTACGCACATTTTTGGAAATGTGTGCGTAAAATTTATGCCAGCAATTTTATTGCATTGTAAAGAGTGTCAACCTCTTGTATAATGTAGTGGTCAATATCGACTTTGTAGTCTGTATGGCCCATAAGTGCAATTATATCTTCCTCTCTTGCACCTGCTGCGGACATTCGAGTAGAGAATGTTCGTCTGCAGCTGTGTGGGGTGTATTCATCACCTAAGCCTATTGCTTGCATTGCAGGGCGGAAACAATACTTTAAGAAATAATCTTTGTTCATCGCTTTGCCGAACTCTGAACCCTCGTGCATTCGGCAGAAGATTGTTTCACCTTTATTATTTATACAATTCTCAACCAATTTTAAAATCTTAGGGTGGATAGGAACAATACGATTTTTGCCGGCATCTGACTTTATGCCTGCGATAAAGTAAGGTATGCCCTGTTCACTCATATGGTACTGCTCGGTAGTGAGCGAAAGAAACTCGGTCACTCTGAAATTGAGATAGCACATTATATAGACATAATCAGCATAAGGCACTTTGCCTATGTTTTGTCGTATTAGCTCTAACTGCACATCGGTGAAGCGTGTAGCGTTTACCTCTTCGGATTCCGGAAGCTCTATAAATGTGCCATAGTCTTTATTAACAATATCCTCTTGCATCGCAAAATGGTAAAGGCTGGTGACAAAGCATTTAATCTTATGTAGAGCCGAGTATCCTAAGCCTTGACAGATTTTAGGCGTATCAGTGACTTTATAGGTACCGTTGCCGTTGGGCAGAAGATATTTCAGCTTACCGCCTGCGCCGACCTCGTGATGCGGATTATCGTAATAATCCACGATGTACTGATAGTCTGATGTGCGCAAATCCCTAAATTTACGCTTGTACAAGGGCTTTAGCTTGATATAAGCGCTTGCGTAGTTGCTTTTTACGCTGTTACCAAGTTTTTGATACGCTTTAGTTTTTATCCATTTTTCGTGCAGTTGTTCAAGTGTCATATTAAAGCCATTGACAGGATTATATTCGTAATCTTTGAGTGCGTTTTCTGCCTCTCGCTTTGTGGCAAAAGCGCCCAAATAAACCTGCTTACCTGTGACAGAGCTTGCAGCCGCATAAGGTTTTGACTTGTTATCTTTGCGTATATAGATGCTTCCAGTACCTTTCGTCCTGCGTCTGTTTTTCGGCTTGTCAGATGATTGATTTTTACCGCAATACGGACAATACGCAAAATCATCTTGTAACTCTCTGTTGCACCTTTTATTGATACATTTTTTCATATTTCACCTCAAAAAAGGGTGCAAAAATCCCTTGTGTTATTTATCTGCAAAACTTGCAAAACACAAGGGAGTATGGTACAATTATATTGCGTTTAACTGCACCGTTGCACCCTGTGTGTAATGGTTTCCGCTCTATCCTGTTGGCGCAGGGTAGAGCGGATTTTTTATTCTAATAAATGTTACTGTAAAATCCTACGGCTTTGCCGAGAATACGGACTTTGTTCATTTCTTCTTCCTTTGGCGGTCAAGCTCCTCAAGTTCGTCATCGGAGAGAGGTCCGCTCAAATCGTCAAGTTCGGGATAATATGTGTAATATCCTATGTGTACTCTGCATTCAGGACATCTTCCGGTGCGTAAAAAAGTTGGCAGATCATAAACATACGGATACATACGATCATTTTTGTCTATGCTATAAATTTTATTATTATATTTCTTGCATAAATTACAATCATTTGAGGTAGATAGCTGTACATAATTTTGATTAAAATTATGTAATGCTTTTATCTGTTGTTTAAATCTTTCACATTCTTCAGTAAGTATGATGTCAGAAAACATTTCCGGGTGCGTTTTTCTTGCATTATTTTCAATTTGCTTAGAAAAATCTTTATTTAGCAATTCAGCGTACTTTATTACTCGCAAATACTGCTTTTCAGTGAGGTGCATTTCATCATATGAAAGTGAATCAGAAATTTGATTAGATTTTAAAAGGCACTCTACTGCTAAATCTAAATCGCCGTTTGCTTTGTGATTGGTAGCGGCTTTTTGTAATAATAACATAACATCCGAGTTTTTACACGGAATAGCTCTTATATTTTCAAGAGTGCTAACATCATAATCGCCACAACTGACAGGTATTTTTTCTAAGAGAATTTCACTTTGATTATTTGATTTCAGAGAATCAACAAGTTTTAAATTTTCGGTAGTCAGATATATGCTATACTTATTGGACATATCCTCAAAAAACTTATTGATTTTATTTTGCTTGCCTTTATCTGTTTTTAATTTATCGGCAGATGAAAGAGTTGACTTCCAATATCTATGAATAAACCTATTGGTATTTTGTTCATAGTTCTTTTTCAATTCTTTTAGCTGGCTTTTTGGTAACGGATGCCCGGGAATTTGGTGCACCTTATGTTTACAGATTTCTGTTAATATTTGTAAAGCCTTAATGTAATTATTAAAATATGATTCGGGCTTTGCGGAATCTCTTATCCATTTTTCAGCTCCGGCATAATCACAGAAAAGTAGATATACAGCATTTTCAGAAGCTTCATTTCTATATTTGTCGCTAAATGAATTTTTAAGCAATTCATTTTCAATGGCTTGGGGTAACCGCACATTTAATTCGGTTTCTGCCTGCGATTTAAATAATTTTGCGAAAAATCCCATATCAATTCTCCTTATCAAATAGCATTAGCCTCAAGCTCGTTATGAACAACAGGCTCATAATCATAAAAATGCTCGGATGTAATGTGCTTTAATTCGTGCTTAGCGGCTTTCTGTTGAGTATCATAGCTAAGCAGAATATTAATATATACATTGTAATTGCCGTCCTCATCTAAGACCGTTACGCCTCGTACGGTCAGCGGCAATTCTAAACCTCTAATAAAAATTTCTCCCAAAGCTATTCATCCTTTTTTAATGCTTCAATAATTCTGACTGCTTTTTCCACATCTTCTTTTGTAGCACCCTTAGTAAGACTAAATAACATTCTTAGTTCACTTCTGTTCTTGAGCTCCTCAAGGTATTCTTGGAGTTCTGAATTTAATTCGGCGGAGGTCTTTGAATCTGTGAGTGTGTTCATATCTACATTGAAATAGTCAGCTATAGCTTCTAAAGTTTCAAGATTAGGTTCTCTTGTGCCATTCTCATACATACTAATAGAACTTTTAGAACAACCTAAATGCTTTGCAAGTTCTTCTTGACTTAGATTTGCTTTTAATCTCAACTGTTTAAGTACATCGGAGAACATTTAATCACCTCTTGTGTTTTGTTTACTACATAATATCACGAATTGTGAAAAAAATCAAGCAAAAAATTTCACAAAATGTGTTGACATTTTTAGAATGCTGTGTTAACATAATAGTACACGATATGTGAACTCACTTAAGGAGGTGATAAAATGAATGCAGAAGTCATTGGCGAGAAAATTAAAAACTTAAGAGAAAAAAATAATATCTCAAGAGAAAACTTTGCAAATGCCGTAGAAATCAGTCAATCTGCTCTTTCTATGTACGAAAACGGACAGCGTATTCCTCGTGACGAAGTTAAGTTAAGAATTGCAAGATTTTTCAACACCTCAATAGAGGAACTTTTTTTTACAAATTAAGTACACGAAATGTGAACTAAATGTTTATCTTACAATTCAGTATAGCAAATAAGCTGTACAATAAGCAGGACTTTGCCGAACAGCAGAAAACAGCGTGATAACCTATTTATTTTACGAGGAGATGAAAAGAATGTCAACAACAACAAAGTCAACAGCAACAAAAGATAGAGCTGATATAAAACAGCTTATTGAACTTATCAAGAGATTACCCGAAAGCAAGCAGAACTTCGTTAATGGATATGTGCAGGGCGTTTGTGAAACACTGTCCGATAAAAACAAGTCTGCCTAACAGCGGCAAGCAGAAAGCGAGGTGAGAGCAATGTTTTACAATGAACTTGACTATTTGGACGATGAAGAAGTTGAGACAATTTGTTCAAGCAAAATTCCAACCGAGGACGAATTAGAAGATAATCTAAACAAAGTTATTGACGAAAAACTACTTCATTCGTTTTATCTGCTTGGCAAGTATGATGTCAAGATAGAGAGAGCATACCGAGAGGGTTTCAGGAGCGGTCTTGCATTGACTATTTCGGTTACCGCTCTATTATTATCACTGGTGGCATTAATATGGAAACTACAGACAATATTAACGCTATTACCGAAATAATTATCGGGACCCAAAAACGGATTTTTTCTTTTCTGCGGTATAGTAAAAACATTTTCCCTTTTTTAGAAATACAGTAGTATTTAGGATCGGGTGAATAGTCAATAAGATGATAACGCAACAAGAAAGAATATTTTTCTTTAAATTTATAGTCAACATCTTGTTTTAAAAGTTTATTACCTTTATATAAGGACTTAAGTATTCTCACTTCTGATTTATCAAGAATGAGGTCTTTATGAGAAGTTGACATAGTGTGCACCTCCTTTCATAGTTAATCATAGCATTTAAGGTCGTGTAAAGCAATAAAATATCGAAAAGAATAGTAGAACTTGAAAAAGTAGAACTTGAAAAAGTTCTTGTCAAACAGCAGAAAACAGCGTGAACACACCAACAGAAAGGAGATGAGGAGATGAACAACACTTTACTTATTAACCCAAAAACTGGTCAGGAATATGACGATGTTCCGCCAACTGTAGCGGCGAAGTTCCTCGGCGTTGCTCTCAATTTCGTGTATGACGGCTTAAAGCAAAAAGCACTGCCGATTGGTACAGCAGTACAGAGCGAAAAGGGCAGGTGGACTTACAATATCCCTTGCGACAGGCTCAAAGCATATGCAAGTGGTGTTGATGTTTTGCAGACTACACAGCTTTTAGAAATGTTTATCAACAGAAAGGAGGCATAACCAATGGCACTTAGACACATTAAAACAAAACGCAGTCTTAAAGACGAGAACAAGCACTTACATAGCTTGGTTAAGCACTTGCAGATTGAGCTTGAGAACGCAAGGCTTGACATTAGCATTAAGAATGACGCAATCCGCGGTTACAAAAACGAAAACACAAGGCTTAGACAACGCATTAACAGTATGTATGCATATGATGTTTTTGGAGAGGAGGTGAAACCGGATGACAAAAAAAGTAAAATCCAAAGTGCTTGAAATAATGGCACTTGCACTCGAGTTTAATGGTAAGCCGACCAAACAGGAGCTCACAGGCAATAAACCGACGATATTCGTTGACTTCGCCGGACATGTGTGCGAATTAGATGTTGGCATATCTATGGACGGGTGGAGCTTTTCAGCCAACACAGCTGTTAAACTGATATATTTGGACAGGCCGTCAGCGGCTAAAGAACTCGACAAAACATTAACGGACCTCAAGACTATTATCGCAAAATATGAAGAAAACCGCTGAAACTCTCGCACAGTTCCAGCGGTTCAAAAGGATATATAAAATTAATATCAATTTTATTATATCCTCAAATCAAATAAAAATCAAGAGGGAGATAAGATGATTACCTACAATCAATTCTGCAATACATTTGCGGTAAGCGTTGGCAGTGCTGTATTTGAGGAAGTAAAACGGAGGGCAGAGCGTAAGCGTAATTACATAATAAGCCATTTTGGTGACGGCAACGGTGCAAGACTTACAGAAAAGTATATGCTTGAGCTTATGCGTGATGAGCTTTGCTCATTTACCTTAGAGCAGTCAACAAGGCTTGCTGTTGGAGGTGTTTAAGAGTGTGTTACGGTTTAGCTCCAAATGCACCTATACCGCAAAAGAAAGGTGAATGTGCTTGCTGCGGTTACGAACTCAGAGAAGATTATACATATTTTGAGGACAGCGAGTGCAACAAATTTTGTAGTAAAGACTGCGCAGCAGAATTTCATAAAATCACAGAAAAGGAGTGGCAGTGATGAACGAACAGTCACAGCTTATTGTAGTTAAGCAAATACCGATTATTATTGAAAAACTTGAGTCTGTTAAATCTGAAATTGAGCACAAGGTAAATGTTGCTTGCTCAATGGTTTGCACAGATGAGAACTACAAAGAAATCAAAAAAATTCGTTCGGCTCTCAACAAAGAGCTTACCGAGTTTGAAAGTCAGAGAAAAGCCGTTAAGTCCGAGGTAATGACACCGTACGAGCATTTTGAAAGCGTGTATAAGGAGTGTATTTCCACACCTTATAAAAAAGCTGATTCAGCATTAAAGAACAAGATCGAGGCTATCGAGCAGGGGCTTAAACAGGAAAAGCACGATAAATCAAAAGCGTATTTTAATGAGTACGCACAAACGCTCGGCATTGATTTTGTAAAGTACGAGCAAGTCGGCTTGAGCATTACGATGACGATTACCCTTAAAAAACTCAGAGAAACAATCAAGGCTTTTCTTGACAAGGTTATGGACGACATAAAGCTCATTGCAGTGCAGGAGCATAAAGACGAAATTCTGTACGAGTACAAGCAAACTTTGAATGTATCTGCTGCAATAACTTCCGTAACCGAAAGATACAAGGCTATTGAAGCCGAAAGAGCAAGGGCAGAAACCGAACAGCTCGAACGAAAAAAGGCGGAGCTTAACGAGCAGATTAATATCAAGGAATATGAGCCGTTTACAGCTAATGTTCCTACCGAGGTGGCCGCACCGCTTGAAGAAGAACAGCCTGCAAGGGCAGATGAAAAAATATATCCGCTTAGCTTTACGGTTTACGGAACAAAAACACAGCTTAAAGACTTTGCTTTGGCGGTAAAACAGTTAATTAATGAAAGAGGTTTAAAATATGAGTAATTATAATATGACAAAATCAAGCAACACAGCAACGCAGGGAAAGCCCAAATTTTCGGCTATGCTTAGCACGAAGGGATTTCAGCAGGCACTTGCAAATTCACTTAAAAGCCCTAAGGAAATTCAGAAATTTTCAGCCGCAATTACTTCGGTTGTAAGCACCAACAAGGAGCTTGAAAAGTGTGATGCCGGTACTATTCTTTCAGCCGCACTCTGCGGTCACTCTCTCGGACTTCCTCCGTCACCACAGCTCGGACAGTATTACTTGGTGCCGTTTAACGACAGAAAGAACAACAGAACAGTTGCTACATTCGTACTCGGCTATCGTGGCTATATTCAGCTTGCTATTCGCAGCGGTCAGTACAAGCGACTTAATGTTGTTGAAATTAAAGAGGGTGAGCTTGTTAGTTGGAATCCGCTTACGGAGGAAATTGAGGTAAAACTCATTTCAGATGAAAGCGAAAGAGCGGTTGCAAAAACCATTGGATATTACGCTTGCTTCAGATATATAAACGGCTTTGAAAAGGCTCTTTATTGGAGCAAAGAGAAGATGAAAGAACATGCTATCAGATACTCGGCAGGTTACAAAAACGATGTAAATAAAGGTACTTCATACACCTTTTGGGCAAAGGATTTTGACAGTATGGCAAAGAAAACAATGCTCAGACAGCTTATTTCAAAGTGGGGTGTAATGAGCGTGGAAATGCAAAATGCTTTTGAGGCTGACACACACGCAATTAACAGCGACGGCAGCGTTGATTATGAGGTGAGCGAGGAATACGATACAGAGCCGAATTTTGACGATATACCGCCGTTTGAGGAAGAACAGCCTGTAATGTCGGTTGAAAGTGAGCCGTTTTCGATTGACGACCTTGCAGAATGATTAACTTAAGCAGAATAATTAACTTAAAAATAATCTCGACAGGCAGTAAAGGCAATGCGGTTTTGCTTGATAATCAGATCTTGATTGACTGCGGTGTGCCTTACTGCCGACTGTCGGCTTTAGCCGATAGGATAAAATATATTTTTCTTACGCATCGGCACAGCGACCACTTGAACACAAGCACATTACGCAGGCTTTGCACAGAGCACCCGAGCATTAAGGTGATATATAACGGCTACCTTGCAGGCGCTTTGTATAAAGACTGTTCGGATTTTATTTTTAAAAGCTCTTTTATTACAGAACCACGAAAATGGTACCAAATAGGAGCTGTTACATTTGAAAACGAAATGCTCATACATGATGTGCAAAATTGTGCGTGGAAGATTTTTATTAAATCGAACTATGGCGATACATTCAGAGTGATTTACGCTACAGATACAAACAGCCTTGAGCATATCAGAGCTAAGGGCTACGAACTCTATTTAATAGAGGCCAATTACGATAAAGACGAAATTATAAAACGAATGAAAGAAAAAACAGCCTGCGGCGGCTATATGTACGAGGACAGAGTGCTTAAAACGCATTTATCAAAGCAGCAGGCGGACGAATGGCTTTATAAAAATATGGGCGAGTACAGCTCGTTTATTTATATGCATACTCACGAAGATTAAATTGAATAGGATTGATGTCTATGGCAAGACCGGCTAAAAAAGGCTTGGACTATTACCCGTCAGACACAAACAGGAGAAACGATTTTAAAATAATGGATCTGTTAAATCAATACGGGCCGTTGGGATACACGATATACGACTTCTGTTTGCAGTATGTTTACGAAAACGGGTATTTTCTTGATGTGCCTTTACAACAGGTGTGTTTGACTTTGTGCAGAGACATTGGTGCTAAATGGGTTAAAAACAAAAACCTTGTGGGACAAGTTATAGATTATTGTGCGGATATAGGCTTATTTGACAAAGACCTCCTGCGGCAAAATGTTATGACCTCTGTCGGAATTCAGCGACGCTACGCTTCAGTGACTGTTAGGAACAAGGTTGATAAATCTAAATTTTGGCTGCTTGGAAAAGAAAATTGCGAGGCGGCTTTAATAAATGCACCCAAAAACGGAGTTTCTGCAACAGAAACTAAGGTTATTGCAACAGAAACCGAAGTTTCTGCAACAAATATGCCACAAATAAAAGAAAATAAAATAAAAGTAAATAAAAGAAAAGAAAAAGAAAAGAACAAAGACATTTTCATTTCTTTACTGTTGCAAGACGAAAGCTATTATCATGTGACAAATTTAGAACTTGATAATTTAAAAATTAATTATTCTTTGATTGATGTTGAAAACGAACTTGTTAAGATGTCAAAGTATTTTGAATTACATCAGAATAAAAGAAAGTCACTTGATGATATTAGAGAATACATTAACCGTTGGTTAAGAAAAAGGAGTGAGGAATTTGACGGCGTACGAAAAAATAATTCAAAAGTACCTGTCAAAAGACGGAGCACAGGAGCGTTTAACACAGGCGAGGTTGTACTCTAAGCTTACGGCAGAGGAAAAGGCACAGCGAGAGGCGGATATTCTCAATGCTCAACAGGGAAAGTTATCAGATTACGATTGCAAACTCTGCAAAAACAAAGGCGCTGTATATCGTGCAATAAAAAGAGATTTCTGTGGCACTGAAACTTTTGAGGTTGTTAGCCAACCGTGCGAGTGCTTAAAGGTAAGAGCAGAGATTAGAAGAATTAAGAAAAGCGGACTTGCAAGGCTGATTGAAAGGTACAATTTTGGAACATATATTGTCAAGAGCGAATGGCAGGCTTACATAAAGAAATGTGCCGAGGATTTCGCAAACAATCCTGTAGATTGGTTTTACATCGGCGGTCAGTCAGGCTGCGGTAAAACGCATATTTGCACCGCAATAATCGGTTCGCTGTTAAAGCAGGGCAGATCCGCAAGGTATATGCTTTGGGGCGATGACATAACGGCTATTAAGCAAGCAGTAACAAACGCTGAGCAGTACGAAAAACTTATGAGCAATGTAAAAAATGCCGGTGTGCTGTATATTGACGATTTTTTCAAAACACGCAGCGGCGAGGGAATAAGCAACGCCGATGTGAATACAACCTTTAAAATCATAAACCACCGCTACAATGAGCAGCTGCCAACAGTGATAAGCTCTGAGCTTTCCATAAACGAAATTGCGGCAATTGACGAGGCATTAGGCAGCCGCATAGCCGAAATGACAAGAACGCATAAGATTTACATTTCAAAGGATAAAAGCAAAAATCAGAGGTTTTACTATGGATAAATCAGTAACAGAATTTTTTATGAAAATGGAAAAAGTGCCGACTGTAACAGCTCAGGAACGCAGAGTGAGGACCGTTAAGGGCAAGCCGATATTTTACGATTCACCGAGAATAAAATCGGCAAAGGCTTTGCTTGTAGCTCATCTAAAACAGCATAGACCGCCAAAGCCATATGATAGCGGTGTAAGGCTGAGGGTAAGCTGGCTTTTTCCAAAAGGCAGACACAAAGATGGTGAGTATCGTATTACAAAGCCCGACACAGATAACCTACAAAAAATGCTCAAGGACTGTATGACGCTCGTGGGCTTTTGGACAGATGACGCACTTGTGGCAAGCGAGATGTGTGAAAAGTTTTGGGCAGATGTACCAGGCATTTACATAAGGATTGAGGAACTGTGAATATTTCGGAAGTTAAACGAAACCTTGAACGAAAGGTGCTTTACAACGGCGCAAAATACATTCTGAAGGGCTGTATCATCAGACGAGGCATAACAGGAAAGTTTTATTATCAGGCTGAAATAAAGGATTTAAACGCTAATTCTGCATTGTTGTATTGCAGACTTGAAGATTTGGAGGAGATGAAATAAATGTATTCAGCTATATGTCAAATATGTGGTAACGAATTTACAGCAAGAGCAAAAACAACAAAATATTGTTCAGCTTGTGTCAGTAAAGCCAAAACCGAGGCGGCGCTACACAGAAAAGAGCAGTTAAACAGACCGCCGACAACCGATACAGAATTTTTAATATGTTTATATACATACAGAGGTGATTTGATATCACGCATTGCAACGGATTTGAACAGAAGCGAAGAGGATGTTCAAAGCATATTAAATGAAGCAAAAGCAAGCGGTCGTTATAACGAGCACATACAAAAACATCTTAACTCTGTGAATTACAAAAGTACACTTAGCGACGATTATGTAGACAGCGTGTGGGACAGCGAGAAAGCAGGAAAAAAGAAAAAGGCAGGTAAAAAATGAGAAGGAACTGGACGCAGGAAGAGGTTGATTACTTACGGAATGTGTGGGGAAATGTTAGTGTAAAAAACATTACAAAACATTTATCACGCTCTGTTTATTCGGTACTTAACAAAGTTAATAAATTAAAGCTTGGAACTTTTCTGAGCTGTGGAGAAAGATATGTAACTTTATCATATTTGAGCGAAGCTGTTTATGGTAATCAAAGTAGCGGAGGTTACATCAAAATTTCTTGGGCACAAAATAGAGGTCTTCCTTTGCATACGATTTGCAGGCAGAAAGAAAAGTTTGAGGTAGTTTATATTGATGAATTTTGGGAATGGGCATACAAGAATCAGAGCTTTTTGAATTTCTCTAAATTTGAAAAGTATTATCTTGGTGTAGAACCTGATTGGGTTGATAAAAAGCGAAGAACTGATATAAGGCACAGCTATAAATTTATTACATCACCTTGGACTACTGTTGAAGATGAGCGACTTAAGAAATTTCTTGCTGAACATAAATATAGCTATAGAGAATTATCGATACTGCTTAATAGAACGGAAGGAGCAATACAGAGAAGAATATTAGACATTGATATTAAGGAGCGACCAGTTAAGGCAAATAATCACATAAAGTGGACGGCTGAAGAATTTAAGAAGCTTGGTGAAATGATTAAATCAGGCTATAAGTATGAAGAAATGTCAGATGTGCTTGGCAAATCTGTTAAAGCTATCAGAGGTCGAGTATTTGACTATTACTTGACTGAAAGGCTTGATAAGGTAAGAGCATACATTGGCAATGGTCAGTTTGGCGATAATCTTCCGGACAGGACGATTAAATACAAGAGGTTTATGTCTGAAGAGGACAAGGAGAAGATAAAAGTCTTGTTATCTATGCTTGCAGGTGAAATTAAATGTGTTGCGAAAGAGAACTCAAATGTTGAGAGTGAGTACGCTGAATTTTGGCAAAAAGATTATTGTACCTATTGGGATAACATAAACGGCTGTACGGCAAACGAAAAAGACTGCGACAGCTGCACATCATTTAATAGAATAGAACCACAATTCTGCAAAAGATGTGGAATTACCTTTTATGAACGAAAAAGTAATGACATTTGCAAGGACTGCAGAGCTGCGAGAATTAAGCAAGCACAGAGAAAATATGCGATATTAAATCAAAAAAGGAGTGTGATATAAATTGCCGAAAAGAAAGCATATATCAAAATCTACAAGACTAAAAGTTTACGAAAAATACAACGGCCATTGTGCTTATTGTGGTTGTGAACTTGCGTTAAAGGAAATGCAAGTTGACCATATACAGAGCGTGTATTGGTATGACGGTGCAAACGATATTGAAAATTATAATCCTGCTTGCAGAATGTGTAATTTTTACAAATCTACAATGTCGGTTGAAGATTTTAGAGAGCAATTAGGTAAAATACTATCAAGACTTGAAAAGGTTTTTATTTTTAGATTAGCTAAGAAATACTGCTTAATCAGAGAAATAAAAGAACCTGTAATATTTTATTTTGAAAAAGAAAATTTGAAAAAAGTTGTGGATTTTGAGCGTGAAAAGCTATCCCTCGAAGAACTATAAATAAGGAGAGTAAAGAAAATGATTGATTGTGCGAAAACTATGAATTACTTTATTGAAAAATCGAGAATGATTAAACAACAGAAGGACGGAATATGCAAACTTAACTGTACAGACTGCCCTTTAAGCATTGAGAATAATGGCACAGGTGTTTCGTGTACATACTTTGAAACGAATTATCCTGAAAAAGCAATTGCAATTGTGCAGAAGTGGTCGGATGAACATCCGCAGAAGACTTATTTGAGTGAGTTTTTAAAAAACTATCCGAATGCTCCTCTTATTCACGATGGAACACCTGACATATGCCCTGATAAGTTAGGCTTGACAGATATAAAAAAGCCTTGTTTTGGCGACTGTGTTGACTGTTGGAATCAGCCTATTGAGGAGAGTGAAAACAATGATTGAAAAAGAATTAAAAATTCGTGAGGTATGCGGTGATTATGCGTTGGATATACCGTTCGCAGACGGTAGTGTAAACACGATATACTTTAATTCAAAACGAAATGCCGAAACAGTTAAGCATATTATCGAAGTTGACGGAAGTAAACCCAACGAAGCAACCGTGTGTGATATGCGAGAGATTAAACGCGGAAAGTGGGTATCGACTGGAGATGTTTTAGGGTACACTGAATATCATTGCTCAGAATGCGATAATTATTTATTTTTAGTTTCTTGGAAAGACGAGTTGTATAATTATTGCCCCTATTGCGGTGCAAAGATGGATAAGGAGTAAAAATTATGACAAGATATGAACTCGAAAGACATTTAGGGAAATATGTTGAAATCGTACTTTTTGACGGAACGGTGATTGAGGGCATTTTACATAAAACAAGTGAAAAAGCCTTTGAAAATGACGCTAATTTGTCAATACCAAAGTTACGATATTTCTGCACTTGTGGGGATAAGGTTGTTAGTAATTGTGTTTTTAGATTGTCCCACATTAAAAAAATCAGTCGTATAAAAATTAAACTTAAAGTTGTTGACGAAGTTAAACTCTCAAAGTGGGTAAAAAAGAAAGAAAGAAAAGTAGGTGAAGCGGAAGCATACTGCTTAACTTGCGGGAGAGAGGTTGTTTATCAAGTCATTAACAACCGTTATCAATTTGAAAACTATTGCCCTCATTGCGGTGCGAGAATGGATAAGGAGGAAAACAATGACTAATTACGAGAAAATCAAACAGATGTCGATTGACGAAATGGTTCAAGGTGATATTACTTTGCTCGGGTGTGTCGGTCATGTTCCGATGGAATATTGTAATAAATTCCACGGTAACTGCATTGATTGCAAAAAACATTGGCTTGAAAGTGAGGCAGAAGAAAATGAAAGATATTAAAAACATTACCGTTTATTACGATAACAACGACACAAAAGTTGTTGAAAAGGGACTTGTTATTGATTTTAGTGACACTGACGATGATGACATCCGTGTTCGTTACAGTATGTGTAATATCAACGGCGAAGATTTACAGTTGATTGTAAATTCTGTTATAGCATTAGCACAACAACTCGGTATGTTTAATGAGGAGGAATGAACTTGACCGCAAAAGAAATCAAAGACATAAACCGAGAAATTACGAGGTTAAAAGCTAAGATTGCACGCATAGCCGCCGAGGCTGACAATACATCGCCTAAACTGTCGGATTTACCGAGTGCAGGTCAAACATCTGACAAGGTCGGCAATGCGGTGGTGCAGATTGCCGATATTCAGCGTGATATTCAGAACCTTGAAATCCGCCGAAACGCAGCGCTCAACAGCCTCTCCCGTGACGATTTTGTGGAGAACTGTTTGTTTATGCACCTTAGCTTGCGATACAGCTGGGCGAAGATAGCAGTTGATACAGGCGGAATAAATACACCGGATAACATAAGAATTATGTGCAACCGCCACCGTTGGTAAAAGTTGTTCGGTTTTTCGGTTTAGGTGCAGTATAATATAAAATGAAGAAGCCAACAACAAGAGATATTTTGTAGTTAATTTTCAAGACAACGGCAGACCGCTCTCACTTGAGGGCGGTTTTGCTGTATCGAAAAATCGAAAGGGCGGTGATACCGTGAAAGACAAATTAAATGCAAGACAGAGGAAGTTTGCGGAATATTATGCGCAGAGCGGTAACACCGTTCAGAGTGCGATACAGGCAGGATATTCAGAAAATTACGCAAACGCAAGAGCGTATGAATTGTTGGAGAATGTTGGAGTTTCAAAATACATCAAAGAGTTATCCGACAAGCTCAAAGATGAACGCATTATGAGTGCTAAGGACAGACAGGTTGCTCTCTCTGACATTGCAAAGAGTGCCGAGCAGGACCCATCAGACCGTATTCGTGCGATTGATACACTCAACAAAATGACGGGTGAATACATTGTCAAGGTTGACGCAAAGGTTGAGCAATCCGAAAAGCTCTCTGATGTGTTCAGACAGTTAGGCGGTGAGGGGCTTGACGAATAAGATACAAAATAAGTTGGAGGTTACAACTATGAAAGAGATATTCAAGAAAGTTACATTAAAGGGTTTTGAAAGATACTCGGTAAGCAATTACGGAAATGTTCGCAACAATATTTCAGGTAATGTTCTGAGTAAGCGTAAGGCAAGCAACGGCTATCTGAGAGTTAATTTACGAACGGGTACTGTGCCATATGAAAAACCTACAGTTGTTCACGTTCATAGACTTGTTGCAGAAGCTTTTCTTCCGCCTATTGAGGGCAAACCATATGTTAATCATATTGACGGAAACAAAGAAAACAATGTTGTTGATAATCTTGAATGGTGCACGCCGCAAGAGAATAGTGAACACGCATATAGAACTAAGGCTGATTATCGAGAAGAATGTAAAGTCAACATTGTCAAAGCACAAAATCGTTGTAAGAAGAAGCTGAAAATGATCGTTAACGGCAAAGTTCAATGTGTTTTTGGTTCTAAATCAGAAGCCGCCAAAAAGCTAGGGGTAAATGAAAAGACGATATACAACTATCTTCACGGAGCAACAAAGCCTATTGGTTATGAGCTTTTGGAGGTGATGTAAATGCCTTTGAGTAAATTCCCATTGTCACAAAAATATATAGATTTTATCAACAGCGTAAACAATGTAAGTGCGGATTTTCTTGAGGGTACTTAACTACCGCATCGGGCAAGACAACGGTCGGTGCCGGTGTAAAATTTATGCGAATGGTGTCGCAAAGTAAAAAGAAGATACACGCCATTGCCGCCAAGACAACGGGTAAAGCCGAAGAAACGATTATTCAGCAGGATAACGGTATTCTCGACCTGCACCGTAACGCAGTTTACTGTGGCAACGGCGACAAGGACTACAAGCTCCCGCATATCAAGTTTGAGGGCAAAATTATCTATATTCTCGGCTACAGCAGTCGAGATAAATGGGAAATGGTACTCGGTGCACAGTTCGGCTGTGTGTATATTGATGAGATAAACACCGCCGACATTGAGTTTATCCGAGAGATGTCAACCCGTAATGACTATTTGCTTGCAACACTTAACCCCGATGACCCGTCTTTGCCTGTTTACAAAGAATTTGTAAACCGTTCAAGACCGTTTAAGAAATACGCAAAAGATGTTCCGCCCGAGATTATGGCGGAGCTTAACGAAGAACCTGTACCGGATTGGCGGTACTGGTTCTTTTCTTTTACCGATAATTTAAGCCTTACACCCGAACAGGTTGAAAAGAAAAAAGCCTCTGCTCCAAAAGGAACAAAGCTTTATAAAAACAAAATCTTAGGATTGCGAGGCAGGGCAACAGGGCTTGTATTCTCAAACTTTGAGAGGGCAAGGCACATAAAAACAAAAGAATGGGCAAAGCGGTTTTTAAACTCCGACCGTAAAAGCGAGCATTTTATTCAGTTTACGGCAGGACTTGACACCGCATATTCGCAGAAGTCACCCGACACAATTGCAATGACCTTTTTCGGTATTACAAACAAGGGCAAGTGTATTCAGCTTGACGAGAAGGTGTATAACAATGCCGAACTTCAAACGCCGATTGCTCCGAGTGATACGGTACGAAATTTCATTGATTTTCTTGACCGCAACCGGGAGGAGTGGGGCTTTGCGAGAACAGCATTCATCGACAACGCCGACCAAGCGACTATTACCGAATTTCAGAAGTACAAGCGGCAAAACGGCTGTATTTATGATTTTGCAAATGCGTGGAAGAAAACAAAGATAATCGACCGTATCAATCTTGTTCTCGGCTGGCTCGCAAAAGATTGTTTCCTTGTGCTTGAGCATTGCAAGAATACAATTGCCGAGTTTGAAATTTACAGCTGGCGAGAAGATAAAGACAACACACCCGAGGACGGCCACGACCATTGCATAAATAGCAGTCAATATGCGTGGCTGCCGTTTAAAAATATTATTGGAAGTGAAATAAATGGGGCTGATAAACAGAATGGCTGATACAATCAGAACAGGATTAAGAAATTTTTTACATATCACTAAAGCGCCCGACAGAACGATAACCGTTGACGAAACGAGCAATCATCAAACTGAATGCTTTACCAACCGCATTTGGTATTGGGGCAACAGCAGACAGCTTTCACAGCTTTACACACAGCTTGACAGCGACAAAACACGCTTTTGGTCTGCCGAGTGTACCAAAGGGCTGAAAATACGAAAAATCCACACAGGCTTGCCCGCTCTCATTTGCGATACACTCGCTAATATTGTGATTGCAGACTACAACGGTACAGAGGTTACAAGCAAAAATACGACAGCTTATGCCGAACGGTGGGCGGAGATAGAGAAAGAAAACAAACTCGCAGGTGTAATAAAGCAAATGCTCCTTGACCTATGTGTTGTCGGTGACGGTGCTTTTAAGGTCAGCTTTGACACGGCTGTATCAGATGTTCCGATTGTTGAATGGTATCCTGCCGAAAACATCGACTTTACTTATGTGCGCGGCAGAATCAGAGAAGTTAAGTTTTATACCGATTACACGCAAAATCACCGACATTTCCGTTTTGAGGAAACATACGGTTACGGCTATATTCGTTATGTTTTGTATGATGATAACGGCAGAGAGGTCGATTTACACACAGTTAAGGCACTTGATTGGATAGACAGCAACGGTGTAACCTTTGATACATCGTATATGTGGGCAGTACCGGTTATTTACGGCAAATCGTGCCACAAGGGCAGAGGTGCGGGCATTATTGGCATAAAAACAGACGCTTTCGACAGCCTTGACGAGGTGTGGTCGCAGTGGATGGACGCTTTAAGAGCCTGCCGAACAAAGCAGTATGTGCCTGAATGTCTTATCCCTCGAAATCCCGAAACCTGTCAGCCGATATCGCCAAATCCGTTTGACAACCGATTTATTGCAGTAGGAAACGATATGTCGGAAAACGGCAACGGCAACAGGATTTACACCGAAAGTCCGCAGATTCAGCACGAAAGCTATTTAAGCTCATACATCACCGCACTTGACCTTTGTTTGCAGGGTGTAATTTCACCAAGCACATTAGGCATTGATACAAAGAAACTCGATAATGCCGAGGCACAGCGAGAAAAAGAGAAAACAACTCTGTACACAAGACAGAACCTTGTTGAGCTCACCGAGAACGCTATGCAGAGCCTTGTTGAAGTTGTACTCAATGCCGACAGTGAGCTTAACGGCAAGGGAATTGTTGACGGAATAGAGGTATCCGTAAACTTCGGCGAATATGCGAACCCGAGCTTTGAAAGTCAGGTTGAAACCGTGTCAAAAGCAAGACAGGGCGGTTTGATGTCGGTTGAAACTTCGGTCGAGGAATTGTACGGCGACAGTAAGTCTGACGATTGGAAAGCCGAAGAGGTACAACGCATTAAAGAGGAGCAGGGCATAGCGAGCGAGGCGGAAACATCATCTTTTGACGATTTAACGGGATTTGCAGATGAGTGATTATGATATCGGAAAAGCCTTTGAAGAAATCGAAAATGAACTTATTGACAGTATGATGCGCAATTTCAGCCGTCACAGGGCGGAAGAAGAAAAAGAGGGCTATAATTGGACCCAATGGCAGGCAGAACAACTAAAGGCGCTTGAGGAGTACCGCAAAACGAACGCCCAAAAATTTGGCAAGCAGTTCAAGAGCATTAACAGCAAGGTTGAAGAAATGATACACACCGCAAGAGCCGACGGCAACGCAGAACAGGAAGTGAAAATCCTCGAGGCTATTAAGAACGGCTTTACACCGCATATGCCCACAGGAGCAAGCACAGGCGAGTTTTTTAAGGTCAATAACCGTAAGCTCAATGCTCTTGTAAAATCGACCACAGACGATTTGAAGAGGGCAGAAACGGCAGTCCTGCGTATGAGCAATGACAAGTACCGCAAGGCGATTTTTAACGCTCAAGTCTATGCAAACACAGGAGCAGGCACTTACGAAAAGGCGGTTGATATGGCTTGTAATGATATGCTAAACGCAGGACTGAATTGTGTGGAGTACAAGAACGGTGCAAGGCACACGCTTTCAGACTATGCGGATATGGCAATCAAGACGGCGAACAAGAGAGCCTATCTAAGAGGTGAGGGTGAAGAAAGAGCTAAGTACGGGCTTTCGCTTGTTGTGGTAAACTCAAGACGGGGCGGTTGCCCTGATTGTGCAAAGTATATAGGCAGGGTGTTTATTGATGATGTGTATTCAAACGGCAAAAAATCGGACGGCGATTATCCGCTGCTTTCAACCGCCATAGCGGAGGGACTTTTCCACCCTCGCTGTAAGGACAGCACAAGCACCCACTACCCAGAACTTGACGATTTGAGCGGACCTCTCACCGATGACGAGCTTGCAGAGCTTGACCGCCAAAGAGGACTTGAAGTACAGCAACAGCACGCAGAAAAGCAAGCCGAACGCTTTGACCGCAGGGCAAAATACAGCCTTGATGAGGACAACAAGAAGTTTGCAAAAGCCAGAGCAGACGAGTGGCACGACAGGGCGGATAAGTTGGCGGAGCAAAAGGAGGATTATATTCATAAAATATCAGACAGTGAATCAATCACGAAAAAAGAAAAATCTGAAATCACTGCTGAAAAAGCAAAGACAGATGTTGAAAAATCCGTAAATAGTGGTATAATAGAATTTGAAAATGGTGTTACAAAAGAAGTTCAGGAAACTTTTAATAACGAACTTGAAAATATGCAAAAGAAATTCGGTAAAGTAACAACCATTTCAAGAGTTGGCATACTTAATTCTAAAAATTCAACGGATTATGGTGAGTTTTACGATAATTCGGGAGAACTTTTATTAAGATTTGCGAATAAGAAAAATGCTCTGTCTGAACACGCACAAAAAGCACAAGAGATGAAGAAATCGGATAAATGGTCCTCGGCACATTCTCTGCATACTTTCAGACACGAGATAGGTCATGCGATACAGCTTGAACACAGGTTAAATGACCCGTTATGGGATGATAAACTTGAGAAGATAAGAGCAATAATGATGTCTTTACCTGAATTTAATAATAATGAATTTCAAAGTAAATATTCTGTTTCCAAATATGCCTTAAAGAATTTAGATGAATTTATATCAGAATGTTTAGCGGAGAGTATGAGTAAAAAATCAGGTGCAACAGCAAAACAAGTTGCAAAAATCATTGCCGGAGGAGATTAAATTGACAGAAAAATTCGATAAATTTGATAAATGGTCATATCTTGACTGTAAATGTAATCGTAGAATAAAGAATGATGCACCAGATGAAATTAAAGCAGAGGCGAAAAAAGCCGATGAAGAATACTTTAAAAGAACCGGAAGACATATGCTTAAAATTGATTACTAACTAACCGCTCCTTGTGGGCGGTTTTCGCATTAGAAAGGTGTATTTATGGATGAGAATTTTAAGATTATATATGAAATACTTAAGAAATTAGAAAACAGTATGGATATATCTGAATTTGATAACTCAATATTAAGTTACAAATCGTTGGAAATATCTAAACCAAAATGGTGTAGAATAATAAAAATGCTTTTTGACAGCGGATATATAACAGGAGTGAATGTGTGGGAGTCTTATGATTGTTCCTATCCGCAAGTTGAATTGACAAGACCCGAAATTACTTTAAAAGGTCTTGAGTATTTGCGAGAAAACTCTATTATGCAAAGAATGTATAAAGCCGCAAAGGGAATAAAAGAAATTACACCAGGTTTATAAGTTTATTATTAGCACTTAATCAATCGGATTGAGTGCTTTTTTTATACCAAAAATTTGAAAGGCGGTGACAAAATGAAAGTAAGAGTAATTACATCGTTCAACGACAAGACCGAGGGGTTTATTAACAGACCGATTAATGAAGTTTTTGAATGCTCCGAGAGCAGAGCAAAAGACCTTATCGAACTTGGCTATGTTAAAGAGGCAGTCGAGGAAGTGCCTGCCGAGGAAAAGCCAAAGCCTAAGAGAAAATTGACAAAACATATTTAAAACGCACTTGTGAGTGACTGCACAGGTGCTTTTTTATTGTCCGAAGACATTAAACTACGGGAGACACCGAGCAAAACTGAAACAGAGAGACACTCTATAAACTGATTACGGGAGACACCCGAAAAACTGAAAGGATTGATAAAATATGGCAGAAAATAACCCAACACCTAACCCAAACGAACCACAGCCGACACCGCAGGGCAACCCTGCACCTACATTTGACTATGACAAGCTTGCAAGTCTTATTAACGGCAAACAGAGCGTGACAGAGGACACGGTTTTAAAGTCATACTTCAAGGAGCAAGGATTGTCAGCAGATGAGATGAAACAGGCAATCGGTGCTTTTAAGGAGCAGAAAGCCAAGAACACACCCGACATTGCGAAAATTCAGTCGGAAGTTGAATCCGCAAACAACGCAAAGCTCACGGCAGAAGTCAATCAGTCGGCAACCCTCGAAGCCGTAAAACAGGGTGTAGATATTGCAAGTATTCCGTATGTGCTTAAAATGGCAGATTTTTCGGCTGTAACGGCAGACGGCAAAATCAACACAGAAAAGCTGACCGAGGCGGTTAAGAAAGTGCTTGACGATATTCCTGCACTCAAAGCAAAAGCAAGCGAAAACGCTGGCGGTGTTCAGAAAATCGGCGGTGACGGTAACGGTACATCAGACGGTACTAAACAAAATTCAAGCGTTCCGACAAAGAAATGGAACAGATTTAATATTTAAGAAAGGACAATTTAACTATGGCAAACACAAATAACTATGCAGAGCAGTTCAGCCCGGATTTGCTCGAAATTCTTATGCAGGGCACACTTACTTCACCATTCATCACTTCAAATGTAAAATGGGTGGGTGCAAGAACATTCCACTTTACACAGATGTCAACAACAGGCTTTAAGAACCACAGCAGAGAGGGCGGTTGGAACAAAGGCAAATATACACAGACAGATGTTCCCTTCACTTGCGAGCACGACAGAGATATTGAGTTCCTTGTGGATAAGGCAGATGTTGACGAAACTAACGCAACCGCTAAGGTTGAGAATATTTCAAAGGTGTTTGAGCAGACACAGGTCGCTCCCGAAACAGACGCACTTTTCTTCTCAAAGGTTGCCGCAAAGGCGCAGGCAACAGACGGCTATCATTCAGCTACCAAGTCAACCGAATGGACCAAAGCAAGCGCTTACTCAAAGCTCAAAACAATTCTCTCTGCCGGCAAGCTCCGCAGATATAAAGCAAGAGGCACACTTGTTGCTTATGTAACATCAAACATTATGGATTGCCTTGAGCAGTCAACAGAATTTACCCGTAAAATTGAGCTTACCCAGATTGCCGAGGGCGGTATGGGAATTGAAACAAGAGTAACCGAGATTGACGGCTGCCCTGTTATCGAGGTTATTGACGATGAGCGTTTCTATGACAGTTTCAACTTCAATCCTGCTAACGGTGGTTTTGAACCTGCCACAGGCGGTCACAAAATCAATGTTCTTGTCGCTTGTGGTGATACCTGCAAGACTGTACCGAAAATTTCAAGTATTTACTTCTTTGCACCGGGGGCACATACAGAGGGCGACGGTTGGCTCTATCAGAACCGTACACTTTCCGATACATTTGTTTTCCCTAACGGCAAAGACGGCAAGATTGACAGTATTTATGTTGATGTTGATACTACGGCGGTTGCGTAATGTATACCGATTACATTGAACAGCAGGGCGGAGATGAAAACAGCATTATCTCCGCCGCTCACATCGACATTCTGACCTTTAACCGCATTAATTTTGAAAAACTTTCGGAAATGCAGAAGAGAATCATCAGCAGAGTGCATAGCAG